TACGTTAATGACCTAAGTGGTACAGCAGGTATACAAGGTGTTCAAGGAGCAAGCATACAGGGAACTCAAGGTACGATAGGAACTCAAGGAATTACAGGAATACAAGGAGTTGCAGGTTCCCAGGGAATTGTAGGTAGCCAAGGTACAGTAGGTATACAGGGAGCTACGGGAATCCAAGGTGCAGATGGTACACAAGGAACTACAGGTGCTCAAGGTACTGAAGGAGCTCAGGGTACAACTGGACTTCAAGGAGATAGAGGACTTCAGGGAATTCAAGGAATAAGTGTCCAAGGATTGCAGGGTATCCAAGGACTACAAGGACCTCAGGGAACACAGGGAGTTCAAGGTACTCAAGGAGTACAGGGACTACAAGGACTACAGGGATTACAGGGTATTCAAGGACCTCAGGGAACTCAAGGAATTCAAGGAACTCAAGGACTACAAGGACTTCAAGGTATTCAAGGTACAACTTACTTACAAGGTACAGGAATAAGTTTAGCAGGAGGATCTATTACAAATACAGCACCTGATCAAACAGTAGCACTTACAGGAGCAGGAGCAACTAGCATAACAGGTACTTATCCTAACTTTACAATCACATCTACCGATACAAATACATGGGTTGCTAACTCCTCTACAGCTGCAGGATATGTAGCATCAGGAGCAGGACAAGCAAGTAAGGTATGGAAGACAGATGCATCAGGTAATCCAGCTTGGAGAGATGATGCAGGTACAACTTATACAGCAGGTGGAGGATTAACTTTAACAGGTACTGAATTTAGTCATACAGATACATCAACTGCTACTAATCTAACAGCAACCAGCAGAACATATGTAAGCGGATTAACATTTGACATTTACGGACACGTAACAGGATATACAACAGGAGCTGAAACTGTTGTAGATACAAATACTTGGGATGCTAACAGTAAAAACGTAGCAGGATACGTAGCAGCACCTGGTGCTGTTGCAGACAAGGTATGGAAAACTGATGCAAGTGGTAACCCAGCTTGGAGAGACGATAGTAGTACAGACACAACTAAATTACCTCTAGCAGGAGGTACAATGACAGGTGCAATTACATTTGCAGCAGGTCAGACTTGGCCTACATTTAATCAAAATACAACAGGTAATGCTACTACAGCTACTAAAACCATTAACACAGTAGCAGGAACTACTTCAGCGGACTTAGTTTACGGTAACATGGCAGATAATGACCAATTCCGTATTAGAATAGGTGGTACAGCTACAAATGAAGGGTATGTTGAAATAGCAACTGCAGATGATGGGACAGAGCCTATACACGTTAGACAGTATACAGGAGTCTTTACGTCCTTACAGAGAACCGCAACATTATTAGATGGTAGTGGTAATACATCATTTCCAGGTACGGTAACAGCACCTACATTCTCAGGAGCATTATCAGGTAATGCAACTACAGCAACTAACGCAACTACTGCAGGAGGATTAGCAGTGCATACGGATAGAAATAACGAAGCTAATAAGATAGTAAGAACTGACGGTAATGGGTATATTCAAGCAGGTTGGATAAATACTACATCAGGAGATAACGGTACAACAGCAATTGATCGAGTATATGCTTCGGGAGATGGATATTTGAGATATTACACACCAGCTAATTTCCGACAAGTACTGGACGTTCCAACAAGAACAGGAGGTAGTGCTTCCGGTACATGGGGTATTAGCATAACAGGTAGGGCGTTTCCTAAACGTGCAAATGGAACTAATATTAACTTTAACATAGAAAATAGCATTGTTAATACCGGTAACCCAACTGCAATACTAGGAACTACCAACAATATAGATATAGAAGCATACGGTACATCAGGACTGAGCGTCAACTATGCTGCAAGTGCAGGAGCAGTAGCTTGGACTAATGTATCAGGAAGACCAACAGCATTATCGAGCTTTACCAATGATAGTGGATTTATAACATCAGACTCAACTAAACTACCTCTAACTGGAGGATCCTTATCAGGAGGGTTACAGGGTACTACAGCTACCTTCTCAGGTAACATATCAGTATCTACAGGAAACGCTACAGGAGGGGGTATTATATTAGCAGATGATGGAGATATAGTTGACTTAAATGATGGATACTGCGCAATGAGATTCTCTGCAGGAGTAAGGGTACATGCTGGTAACAGAACAGGAGCAGCAAATATTACTTTAGCTAGTGGAGGAACTATAACAGCAGCAGCCGACATAGTAGCATACTCAGATGAGAGAGTAAAGGAAAATATAAGCACTATCGAAAATGCTTTAGATAAAGTAAAAGCACTAAGAGGAGTTACCTATAACAGAACGGATAACGAAGACAAGTCTCAAAAGATAGGAGTAATTGCTCAAGAAATTCAAGAGGTACTTCCACAAGTAGTTCACGAACAAGAAGACGGTATGTTAGGAGTATCTTACGGTAATATAGTAGCAGTACTTATTGAAGCAATAAAAGAACAACAAAAGCAAATAGATGAGTTGATGCGTAGGTAAAAACTACGTAACAACTTCTTTACTATTTATATAAAAAGTACTACATGGCAATATTATTAAGAACCGACAAAGGATCCAAATTAACCTATATAGAAGCAGATGAGAATTTCTCATCTCTTTTCTATTCAGCATCTATATCAGGTAATACACTATCTCTATACTATACAGGAAGTCAATTTGCACCAGCAATAAATCCAGTTAATATAGACATACCTCAAGGATCTTCTTATTGGACAGCTTCCCTAGGTGGAAGAATCACAAGAACAAGTGATGTAGGAATTACAGGGAACTTACAGGTAATAGGCCAAGTAACAGGATCAGTACTAAGACTATCCTCACTACCACAAGGTACTACTGAGACTAAAATACTAGTAGCAGACGGAAGTGGTAACATTAGATTTAGAACAGATTTGCAACTACAAGGTACACAGGGTATTCAAGGATTTACTGGAGCACAGGGAATCCAAGGTATGCAAGGTACTAGAGGAATTCAAGGACTTCAAGGACTTCAAGGAGTAGAAGGAGACGAAGGAGTACAAGGTATACAAGGAGTACAAGGACCTCAAGGTACCCAAGGGATACAAGGAATTCAAGGATTGCAAGGACCTCAAGGCACTCAGGGAACACAGGGAGTTCAAGGTACTCAAGGAGTTCAAGGAGTTCAAGGACTACAGGGATTACAAGGTATTCAAGGACCTCAGGGAACTCAAGGAATTCAAGGAACTCAAGGACTACAGGGACTTCAAGGATTGCAAGGGATTCAAGGAATACAGAGTACACAAGGTACACAGGGTATCCAAGGAACTCAGGGTATTCAAGGTATCCAAGGTATCCAAGGACTACAGGGATTGCAAGGTATCCAAGGATTGCAAGGTATCCAAGGAATACAAGGAGTTGTAGGAGATACAGGATTAGGGTTTATCATTGCCAAGGTGTATGCAAGTGTAGCTGCTTTACAGGCAGATACAGCACCGGTAGATATTGAACCAGGTCAATTTGCAATAATAACAACAGTATCAGCAAACGATGTAGATAACTCTAAAATATATCTTTGGGATGGGTTTGCATATAGCTATATTAATGACCTAAGTGGAGCTGCAGGTATTCAAGGAGTACAAGGTATCCAAGGAATAAGCGTTCAAGGTATACAAGGTATTCAAGGAATTCAAGGAAATGGTATTCAAGGATTACAAGGAATACAGGGTATACAGGGTATAAGTGTTCAAGGTATACAGGGTATTCAAGGAAATGGTATTCAAGGATTACAAGGAATACAGGGTATAAGTGTTCAAGGTATTCAAGGTATACAGGGTATTCAAGGAAATGGTATTCAAGGATTACAAGGAATACAAGGACTAACAGGACCAGGAGGAAATTCATACTCATTACAATCTACATCAACAGGAGACTACTACGTACTACTAGGAAACCCGAGCGATCCTTACCAAACATATCCATACTTCGATGTATCGACAACAGGATTTAGATTTAATGCAGGAACTCATGCACTAACGGTACAAGGGAGTGTAACAGCAGCAGGATTCTTTAACAGCTCAGATAGGAGATTAAAATCAATCACTAGAAGAGATGGAGATGTAGCTTACTATAAGTGGCTGGATGGAAGAGATGACAAGGAGCATATAGGGTATATAGCACAGGAACAACAACAAAAATACCCAGACCAAGTAGGAACAGATGGAGAATTCTTAACAGTGAATTATACTGAGATACTAGTAGCTAAGGTTAGGGAGTTAGAAAAGGAGGTTGAACTACTAAAAAGTAGATTGTAATGGCTTGGGGAGATTTAGCAGATAACCAGATGGTAAGTTTTACTGATGCTCAAACAGGAGGATTCACCCTTCAGACGGGACAGTCCCATACAGCCTCTAATCAATGTATGACAAAGTCCCAAGCAGTAGAAAAGTATCACTTGGATAACCTCTACCTAAGTGGTTTTACAAATAGTCAACTAGTACCTAAATCTAATTGGAAAGTAGGTATTTATGGATTCGATTGGCCAGTTTATGATATAAAAATTCAATCAGACGGAAAAATTCTAGTAGGAGGCACCTTTGACACATATAGAGGAGCAACCCTTACAACTCCTAACCTAGTAAGATTATTCCCAGACGGTACATTAGATACCAGTTTTAATGCTTCCGGTACAGGACCACTCGGCGATGTACGGAGTATATACATACTACCAGACGGACGCATTGCAATAGGAGGAGACTTTATCTGGTACAATGGTACAGTAGTAAACCGCATCTGCATACTTAACCCAGAAGGGACACTTAATACTACTTTAACAGGATGTAACAGTACCGTAGAAACAATAGCATTCAGAGGGGAATACTTATATATTGGAGGAAACTTTACATCCCTTAACGGATCTCCTGCTGGGTATATTGGAGCTATACACATGGATACTGGAGTTAAAAGTCCATCTTTTAGTATAGGATCAGGATTTAATAACAGCGTGATGGCAATTCATATAGGAACTGATAATGAAATATACGTAGGCGGCTACTTCCTTCAGTATAAGTCATCAACTGCAAAAGGATTAGTTAAATTACAAGATAACGGTAACCTACTTCGCAACTACAATCTAGCCGCACGAGGATACGCTTACACTCCTATCGTAAACGCTATTACGACCACTTCAGACTATAGAGTAGTAGCAGGAGGAGACTTTAAAGAAACCTCAGGAACTCCCTATACTAATATAGTAGCATTCAACACAGATGGTACAGTTTACAACGTATTTGGAACAGGACTTAATAGTGATGTATTTAGACTAGATACATTTGGAGACAACCAACTACTAGTATCAGGACGGTTTGGTAATTATGATGGAGAAGACATAAACGTATCAGTAAAGATGTTTTTTGGATTACAAAGGTATAATATAGATATAAACTATACCCCTGATTTTAACGGTGAAATATATGCTCACGCTATAGATTCTAACGGTAATGTGTTATACGGAGGACTCTTTACTATTGCTGCAGATACTTCGGTAACTAAAACAGTTAATAGAATCGCTAAATTTAGTAGTACAGGAACACTACTATCAATTTAATAATAAAACTATAATAACTAGAAAATGAAATTAAAAGAAATTGAAATTGCCGCTTTAGAAGTAGTAGGAGATGTAGCACTATCTGTAATAAGCAGTGAAGGCGGTATGTACGCTATACTAGATGCTAATATTTCAAACCTAGACAATACTATGTTAACGGAAAGAGTAGCTGATTTTACAAGAAAAGGAGATACGTTGGAATGGAGAGGTCAAGTAATTAACTTGGATCAATAAAAATAAAAAATATGTGGTTATATAAAGAACAAGAAGTAAAGGAATTAACAGATATGCCGGAAAATACTTTCGGATTTATCTACGAAGTAACTCATATACCAACAGGTAGAAAGTACTTAGGAAGAAAGCAACTAATATCAGTACAAAAGAAAGCACTAGGTAAAAAAGAACTAGCACTTCTGACTGATAAAAGAGCATCTAAGAAAAAGACAGTCATAAAAGAGACTGATTGGAAGACTTATTACGGATCACATCCGGAAATAAAACAGATGATAAAAGATAAAAAAGAGTCGGAATTCTCAAGAGAAATTCTTATCTTTGTATCTTCTAAGAAACAACTTACTTATTACGAAGATAAGTACCTATATATGAAAGGAGTTATTGAACCAGGATCAACCTACTTTAACGATAACATATCAGGTCGATTCTTTAAAAAGGATTTTTTATGATCAAACTACTTAACCTACTGGTTGAAACAACACCTGGATTAGGCTACCACCTAAGACATAACCTGCCTTTATCTGAGAATATCTACAGGTATTCTTCTGATAGCTTTATCCAATTATTCACTGAAGCAAGACTACTGCACAGAGACGGTAATTTACACCTATGTGAAGGAGATAGAGTGCTGTTAGAGGAAACAGATTTAGGACTATATGGTCAGTACGAAGGACAAAGAGTACCTTTGGATTTACCAATGTTAGAAGTGGGAGATACTATCGAATGTGAAAAGTGTGACCATAGTTGGGAAGTACGTCCTGAGGACACTCATCCAGCACTATGTCATAACTGCGGATACGATAACGAACGCAACGTATATGATATGAAAGCACTTGAGGCTTGGAAGAGCATGCAAGAGGCTGAGTACCAAGGAAAACAGGTACAGTTAAACAAACCTAAAAGAGGAGGATCTAAGAAATTCTACGTATACGTAAACAATCCTAAAACAGGTAAAGTAAAGAAGGTGTACTTTGGAGATACTACAGGCCTATCAGTTAAGATTGATGATCCAAAAGCTAGACATGCATTTGCAGCTAGACACAAGTGTGCAACTGAGAGAGATAAGCTGTCGCCAAACTATTGGGGATGTAATATCGGAAGATATTGGAAGTCGTTAGGAGGATCTAAGAATTTTAGCGGATATTGGTAGAATGAGACCATACAAAGAGTTACAGACCCAGGAACACCTTTACAGGAAGTTCACACAAGATATATCGGAGGAGGAATTAGTGTGGCATAGAGATAGGAACGATAGAGAGGTAACTATAATGGATTCGACCGATTGGATGTTCCAATTTGAGGACCAACTACCATTTACTCTAAAAGACACGCTATTTATACCCAAAGATACCTACCATAGGTTAATCAAAGGTACAGGAACATTAAACGTACAGATACAAGAATATTAAGATGAAAAGATCAGAACTAAGAGAGATAATTAGAGAGGCACTTCAAGGGTACTCAAAGTATACAGGTAAAACTCAAGGAGGTACTTCTGCAGACTTTATGAAGATACTAACTGCAATCGCTAAAGGAGAACCAACTCAAGTAGAAAAAGGTAACGCAGTACTAGATAAAGCCAATCCAGATAATGTAGCTAAAATATTAAATGGAGAAAAACCAGTTTACGAAGCTACAGAAGGTAAAGTATTTAGCAAAGGAGAACTACTTAGATACCTTTCTGAATTAGATCCAAAAAGTATTTTCAAGATATCAGGAGTAGAAGGAAGTGGTAACAGATCTACATACTCAAACTCAGTACAAAACTGGCAAGCAAAAGCAGCCGACCTAGTTGATGCAGAGTATGAAATGCAAGCACCTGATTCTTTCAAAACAGACGCAAAGGTATTCAAATCAGATACATCACAACCACCTTCTGAAAAAGCAGTAAGAGGTATGATGAGAGGACAAAAGTAATATGGGACTACTACTATCTTTACTAAAAGAAGTGATTACTCCTTCACAGGAATACCAAGAAAGGGTAAACGATATAATCGATCAAGGAGGTGAATTCCTAGGATCAGGTGATTATGGATCAGTATACCAAGTAGGGGATAAGGTGAAGAAAGTAACCTCAGATGAAGTGGAGATTGAACATGCAGAAATCCTAAAAGGAAAAAGCACTCAATACTTCGTACCAATTATAGATGTAGAGGTTGTTAATCCAAAACTAGCAATAATTACAATGCCTAATATGAAACCATTTACAGGTGAAGTATCGGATGAGTTTGTA